CCCTGGGGCATCGGGCCGCGCGCGGGAGGCATTGCGCCCTGCATTGGCATGCCAGCAGGACCGCCCATTTGCATCTTCTTGGGCGCGCCGCCCTGTTTCATCTTGCCAACGCCGTCGGCCGCAAAGGCGGGCACTGATTTGCCGTCCTTTTTAACCATTTTCATGCCAGATTTTTTCATACATTTACCCTATTTTTAACGGTTGATCTCAACACTTCCAACGCTTTCTCGCCTGACGAAGCCTGCTGTTAGGGTCTTTGGCAGCCTCAGGAAAATCCTTCATCTGTCCTTCCGACCGGGCGCAATATGAAGCACGACGCTTCGCCTCTGTGGGCGAAGGCTTACTCGAGGTCACCGCCGTCTTGAGCTTGCTTCCAGGATTGGCCTGGCGATACGCTGCAACGCCTTTCTTGGTCATGCCAGCACCGGCCTTGGTAGCGCGGAAGTTCCCGCTCTTTACCGAGGTTTTGATGCCCATGCCCTTAGAGGCCATTACTGCGCTGCCCCACCATAAAAGAACAGCGTCACGCTAGTAATTTCAACACCAGAGACATCAACAAACACCCCCGAATCAAAGAGAATACCCTGGTCCGGCAAAAGAATGTCATTGGCTCCCGCCACAGCGGCGGTGGTGAGAGTCAGCAATGCGGTGCTCCCAACAGTGCTGCCATTCCTCAGGGTAATTGTTCCGGACACTGCTGTGTTTGTGAAATAGATGCCGGCTACCCTTGTGCGACCGGCAATTGCATGCGCATCGACAGTCTTTGTGACTGCCTGAATATTGCTGTTGCTCATGTCGGCTCCTGATTAAGCAGTGCGTGTGAACACGTAGGCTGTTGCGCTGGAGAACATGAGGGTGAACCGGGCAAGGCCTGTTACACCTGAAGCAATTGTCAGGTCACCAAATGAGCCGGGGGTATCAGCAGCGCCAGAGGACAAGATGCCGTTGACGGCAACAACCATAGTCACAGTCGATGCGCCACCAGTGTTGTCGATGTACAGGTCGAAAATAGTGCCCTTAGCTGCACCTAGTGCTGCTCCAAGCAGTGTGCCCGTGGGCAAGGTAATGGCAGTTGCGGCAGCAGAAGTGGAAGTGATGTAGCCAGTAGCAACTTCGGCAGCAGTGGCAACTGCAGTGGCGTTGATTGCGGAGGTTGTAGCGTGCGTGATGCTGCCTGATCCTGCAATATTGCCCGTGACGTTGCCCGTGACGTTGCCCGTGACGTTGCCCGTCAAAGTACCAATAAAGCCGTTGGTGGACGTAACCGGGCCCGAAAACGTGGTGGATGCCATGATTTTTCCTTACATACAAGTTAGGCGCATTAGTCTGTATGTCGTCAGCCGGGGCTGTCTAATGCACCGGAAGGCCCGGAGTAGCTGCCAATGTAGCACATATTGAACGTGCGTGCAATAAAAAAGGCTCCCGAAGGAGCCTTAGTAGCAGGCCAGTCACCTCTGCCGTACTGAATCTATCAAGCGCCTGGCGAGCCAAACAGGCCGCGAGGATCGCTGAAGCCGAAGCTGTAGCGCTCACGTGCCTTGTAGCGGACGTTGCCGGTGTCAAAGTCACCTTCAAAGCCCGTTTTCATGGCCACGCGATCAAACATCTTCATGCCGTTAGGAGCGTCAGTCTTGATGAAAAACGCGTCTGGATCGGTCAGGAAGTTGTTGACCACGTAGCCCTGAGGCACCATGCCCATGTTGCGGATGGCGTTGACATCGTTATCAGCAGTACCGACGCGCAGCGTGGACTTCATGATACGGTCAGCAGTGAACATCAGCTCTTTGGGGATGATCAACTTCAGGCCCTGAACGGCAATCTTCAACCCGCGCTCATCGGTGAACGCGGCAATGTCGATCAGCGACTGTTCCAAGGAGGTCTCGGACAAGTCGGCCGGCGTAGCCAGGGTGTTGGACAGGTTAGGTCCGGACAGAGTGGGGTGGTTGGTTGCGCACAAAACAACGCCGTCGCCACCGATGGAGGTGGTGAAAGCGCCGTTGAGCACGGCCGCAGCCTTGATCTGCTTGGTCTGAGCCATTGAACGAGCCAGGGCCTTGGTGTAGCGGGCAGACAGACGGTCGTAGAGGTTGTCCTCAACGGCTTCTTCGGTCAGCGCGAACGCCAGAGCAATGGTCTCATGGGTGTAACGAGCCGTGTAGACCTCTTGCGCCTGGTCGTAAGAAACGCCAGAGCCTTCGGACTTCACAGGAGCTTCGCCAAAGCCGGACTCCATCACTTCCTCTTCAAACGCGCGGTCAGAAGATTCGACGGTATAGACTTGGAGATGCTGGTTCTCGTAGTTTTTGTACTCCAGACCGAACAAAGCATTGAGCCCGGGCTCAAGCTCTTTTACCAGTTGTGCACGTGAAATTGCCATGATTTATCTCCTTTATTGACCAGCAACACCTGCACTACCGTACACGTGTTCGTTGATCTTAACTACCACCACGGCATTAGTGCCGAAATCGTTGCCCGGTACGTTGTACAGGCCAACAACCTTGAGGTTTAGGGCAGCAGTTGTAGCAAGCGTGCCAGAGTTCAGTTCCATGGTAGAAAGACCAGTGGTGGTGCTCCCGCCAGTACCGATAACATCTGCGTTATTGCCCACGTTAGCTGCGACAAACCCTGCGTCAACTTGAACCAGGAACAGTTGGCCAGGATCGTCGATCACATTGGCCAGGATTTTGCCCGATGTGATGTTGACGGAACCCGGATAAAAGTTGCTGAAAGTCGGCTTTCCTGTGGTTGGATCGTTGTAGCTGCAACCGTTAAACACGCCTACCGCAGCAGTGTGTGTAGCCGGGAGAAACCGAGTGATGTACCCACTGGCAAGAGCAACCAAGTCACCTTGGAAAATTGTTCCAGCCTGGTTATCGTTAATCTCATACCCGTACTGCTTTTGTGCACCAGTCGCGGAAAGATTGCCGATAGGACGCAGACCGAAGGCTTTATCAATGTTAGCCATTTGTCATTCCTTTAAAAAGATGTATTCGTCAGCCTTTGTTAAGGCCACCGAAGGAAACGCGGGAGCGACGAGTGGGTCGGTCAATAGTCATACTGTGATGCGCATTTGACTTCATCAACTCATTGTCGACTGCCTGCAATTGGTCATTCGCTCTACGTTGGTAATATGCGCTGCGTTCTTCCAACGTCTCTATCGGGATACGTGCAAGGAGAAGACCTCCCACGCTGATAACACCAGCATGTCGGCCGTCTTCCATTGTTGGAACATGAAAGTCGGGGTACTCGTCCCCACGAACCAGCTCATACCCCTCGCGGAGTTTTCCAGAGATGTTCGTGCGGTCGTCCGTACCACCTACTTCAGCTCGAATCCAACGGTGCTTATATCCAGGAGGCGGGGGTGGCGCATCCAGTCGTGAAGGGGGAGCCCAGGGTTTACGTCGCGCATCTTTCTCCCGGGATTCGACCCCGCGAGAGTTGCGATTGAGGATAGGTATCTTGACGTCTGACATGGTCTTACTCCTTTACGTACTTGGCATATTCCTCAAGAGGAACACCCAGCTTTTTGGCAATTGCAACTTGACTTGGGGTCAATTTGACGGTGCGGCGTGCGTTATTAATACCCGAAGATCGGGATGCAGGTGCTACCGTCTGCACGGTACGGGTAGACCTGTTAGTTTGCGCTTGCTGCCGGCCTCCCCCCAGTTTCTGGGGGAATGTCTGCTTTAGGCGGTTGTCTAGCTCATCATAATACTCATTACTGGTGGGGTCAAGTCCCTCAACCTGAATTAGTTGCCGGTGAATCCCCCATGCCGCATGGGTCATGGCAGTATCTCGGCCATACCAGGGGTTGCGTTCAGCCCATTCCTCGACCCGCGGGTCAAGTTCCTGTTGAACCTGTACCTGAGGCCGCTGAGCGGCTTGTTGGGCAGCCAGTTGCTGCTGCTGGGCCCACTGCTGGGACTGTTGTTCCCGTTGCTGGGACGCCGCAGCGATCTGGTTCTGCTCCATCGTGATTGAAGTCAGACGCTGTTGGGCCTCTGTTTCGGTGTCAATGTCCCCCTCTTCACGGGCCTTGCGGATAATCTGCTTGAGCGCAACCGCCTGAGTCTGCACCCGTCCGTTGGCCTCGCCAAGCCGTTCGCTGTCCACGGCCATGTACTGCTGCTCAAGCTGTGTAGCGC